CGGCGATTGGCCAGGCAGATGCAGTAGCTGATAAGCTTGATAGTTTAACTGATTCGTTTGTTAAGTTTAAAGTTGCCGGAGCACCCAAAGTAGCGATAATGGAAGCTTTGGGCATTAGCGAAGATGAGTTTGATAGGCTAAATGCTAAGCAAGAAGTTAAACAAGCTGTGCTAGTATCAGAAACGCAAAGACTAGAAACTGGCGCTATAATGGACTCAGGCTGGGACGTTATAGAGAATCAAGCTATGGCAATTGTGTTAGAAGCTGTGAGAGAGGCGCGCGACCCAGAATTCTCGTTACGGGCAGCTGCTGTGGCCAACAAAGCCATAAGGCGGCGTCGCGAAGACGCAAAGCTATTGGCGCAAACTCAGCCAGGCGAATATAAAAATGTTAATAATATAGCCGTAGTCAATTTGCCGAAAATGTTTGTTAATAGCCTACAAACACAAACCCAGGCAGATATCAGTAAACAATTAGAACTACAAACAGAGGCTGTAGAGATACCTAAATTTACCGATGTGGCTGACGTTTGTACTACCAATCAACTATTAAGTAGCGAGATGGCTGTAAAAAATGCCAGACAAACCTGTTCAGGATTAGAAACAAAAGAACAGATAGATGATTTTATTGGGAGTATGCTAGATGGTAAATTCTGATGATGCTGATAGCGAGATTACAGAACAGATAGCCATACAGTCTGACCAAATTAAAGAACGACTAAAATATGACTATAGATTCTTTATTGCGTTTTTTATGGGTGATATGCTAGAGTTACCTAGCCCAGATTTTCACATTACTATCTTTTCACGAATGGTCTCACTAAAAGTTAAGCAGTCAGTGTATGCTGTACCTCGTGGTTACGCTAAAACTACAATAGCGAGACTTGCAGCTACACATATTCTTATATTTAGTGATGTTAAAAATATCTTTTATGTTAGTCATTCATTGGCTGGCGCCGTGCCATCTGTTCGTGCTATAGTACGCTATTTAAAGTCTGAGAATTTTGAAAGCGTATTTGGCAAAGTAGTATTTAATATCGAACAAGATGGTAAAGGAATTTATTCATTTATACTACCAAACGGCAAGGAGTGCTATCTTCAAGCTATTGGTTCAGAGCAGCAAGTTCGCGGTACCAACATTGGTGGTAGACGAATTGAACTCGCTATTGTAGATGACGTAGAAGATAGAAAAGATAACAAAAACGATGAGATTTATAAATCGCTAAAGACGTGGTTTTATTCCGACCTTAAAAAGGCTTTGGATAAACGAGTTGGTAAAATAATACAAATTGGAAATATAGTAGCTAAGAATAGCTTAGTATATGAACATTGTCAATCTAAGCATTGGTTTTCAATGCATTTTAGCGCTATTAAATCTGATGGCCAACCATTATGGCCAGAGCTATGGTCACTTAAAGATTTAGCTGATGACTTTCGCGAATATCAAGAGATGGGCCAGACTAGTAACTGGTTCGGCGAAATGATGAATATCATAATACCTGACTCGGCTACATTGATTGGAGCTAACGAAATTACGTTTAGGCCTAGGCCAGTTCCGGGTATGATAGATTATGGCTTTATTACTATAGACCCTGCAATTAGCGATAACGATAAACACGCGCATAACTGTGCTATAGCAGTACATGGATACGTTAATGACAAGTGGCAAATTATTGATTACTTTAGTGAGATTGGTGTTGACCCAGTTAGGCTATTTCGCGAAACATATAGACTCGCTACTTACTGGGGTATAACGTATGTGGGTATCGAAAATGAGGGATATCAAGCTTCGTTAAAATACGTATTCGAATATATGCAAAAACGTGAAGATGTTTTGTTTAAGTTACGGTATGTTCAGATACCTACTGGAAAGAAACACAAATACACACGAATTGCTACTTGGGTAGGCTACTTAAAACGTGGTGACTATACACTATCAACAGGAGATATTAGAACTGTTAATCAATTAATGGCCTATGACCCTACTAGCAAAAACAACAGTGATGACTTAATTGATGTTGAAGCGTATGGAGTTTATATGATTAACAATTATTTAGCTGATATAGTGGCAGCGTCCAACACTAATAGGCTAAATACATTAAATGGTGTAATTGAAATGGACGTAATATAGGAGTTAGCTAATGCCAGAAATTGCTAATAATATTTCTAAAAACTTGGCTAGACCAGTGCCGTCTGTGGGAGATGTTTCGCTATCTCCTACTATCAAGCTGAGCAATAAGAACTACCAAGCTTTGAAAAACTTTTTGATTAATCGGATTAAGTATGCTCACCAATTTACTGATTCGAGAGCACAAACATATGATAAAATTGATAGACAGCTATTGGGCTGCATCTATTTAAATAGCGATGATAAGAAACGGGCCAAGGACAACCAGCGTGGGAAGTCGGCTGCTGTTACGGATGTTAATCTTGCTATTGGACAGGCACAAATTGATACTTGCGTAACCGCATTAATTAATTTGTTGGTTCCAACTAGTGATATGTATGAAGCCTATAGTGATGCCGATGGTCAGCCTTATGCGCAAGCATTAGCGGCAGAGATGACCGATAATGCTGATAAATTTGGGCATATTGTAGAAATTCATAAAGCTCTAAATGATGGTCTTAAGTATAACCTTTGCGGGCTATTGGTCGAATGGATTGACGTAGCTGGAAACCGAATTGCCAATGATAGCTTAAATCAGCCAGTAGTTGAACAAACTACTATCTATTCAGGTAACAGATTAACGCACCTTGATATGCGAAATACATTTTACTCTCCTACTGTTTTGCCAGAAAAACTCTCTACTGACGGCCAGTATGCAGGTTATGTAGAAAAAGTAGACGCATTTAAGATAAATGAATTAATCGACCAGGCTGAAATTTATGGTAATTACTTAAGAGCTAATGATAAGGCCATTACTAATGTAGTAGCTTATAATGAAAAACCAGATATTCAGAATCCAGCTACCACATCAAAGTATACTAATAGTGATGGAACTACTAATTATGATGCACTTTTTGCTACTGGTGACGGTACAGTTGGAGCTAATTTTAATCTTATCACAATGTTTTGTAAGATTAGGCCGTATGAGTTTGGATTAGGCGAAGACGCTGCGGTTTCAGTATGGAAGTTTCGTATATTGAACAGCGAAATCGTTTATGCTAAACAACTAGACAATGCGCATGGCAGGCTTCCTATTGTACTATCAACTGTCACGCTTGACGGTTTAGATGATAAATCGCCTAGCTATGGCGAACACTTAATACCGCTACAAAATTTCTGCTCTTATTTACTAAACGTAAAACAGCGGGCATACAGAAAACAATTATATGGAATTAACTTTTATAAACGCGATAATATTGATATGCGCGAAGCACTTGAAAAGGGAGATAAAGAAAATCTCTGGATTCCTGTTGATAGTAAAGGTAATGAAGCTATAGCTTCTATGGTTCAGCATTTTAATGATGCGCCAAATACCGAAAGCGTAATTCCAGATATGGCGAATATTAAAACTATTATGCAGGACATTTTGCCAACTGATTCGCGAAGCTTGCTTGCTAATTTATCGCGCGTGTCGCAATGGCAGGCCCAGCGTACTGTAGCTGAAACAGATAAGCGTACTGTGAAGATTGGTAGACTACTTAACTCTACGCTACTTCGTCAGATTAAATTTATTCAAGTATATAATATCTTGCAATATAAAGATATTATTACTATACTGAATAATGATGGACAATATGAAGATATAAAAGTATCAGACTTAAGAAATACTAATATCGAAATGGGTATTAGCTCGGCGCTTCGTGGTATCGATAAAGACCTTTTAGCTGACAAGTTTAAAGATATGTTAAATATCTTAGTTCAGATGCCACATATTACTTCTGAGATTGATATTACAAAGGCGTTAGACTATTGGTCTTCACTGGCTGGAGCCGATATGGACTTGTCTCAGTTTAAAGTAGAATCGCCGTTTGACAAGCTAACACCTGAACAGAAACAGGCTGCTTATCAATTACTTGTACAAACTGCAGCTACTCAGCAGGCGCGTACTGATGTTGATAGCGCGGTTAATTCCATGCCGCCAGTTACGGAGTTAATTAATGCTTAGACTTGACAGACGAATAAATGCTAACTATATACCTCATGAGGTATGCCAAGTAGTTTTGCCATTTTTGAACAAATGTAGCGAGTCTTTGGAAAAAGCTATATTAGATATACAAATCGAAAATTTTGTAGACGTTAATGCTTTCGCCAACGAATATAGTAGCCTATCAACTCAGCTCGCTACAATAAAACAACTAATTAATATTTTAAACAACAATAAGGAGAATTAAAATGTCAAATTTCGCTAATCCAATTTCTTTTGAACATTTGGAGACTTACGCAGAGCAGCAGGCCCGGCTTGGTAATACAGCTACTGATAATCATAGTAATAACCCTAATACTAACGAGACTAACTCTAACAATAACATTGACTTAACAAATCCTTTCGTTAACGATGCTAACATAAATAAACAAGACGTGGCTAATCGCGCTAACCAAAATAACTCAGCTAACAATGATTCGGCTAATCAGGCTAAGCAGCCAACGCTAGATGAGATAGTAAATGCTAAAGATTTTGGGGAAATTAACGACGACTTGTTTAATAAGGCATTGAACGGCGACGCAAGTGGCTTTAAAGATACCTTTGCTACAATTACTCGCAATGTCTACAAACAAGCTATTACAGATGCTAACGCTTTAATGGAAGCTAAACTTTCTAGGCTTAAGAATGAGATTAAAGCTAATATCGAGTCTGATAAAAAAGTAGACAACTTGGTCAATACAATGAAAAACGAGTTGGCGTTTACCAAGGACCCGGCTATTGAACCGGTAGCGAGACAGGTATTTGCTGGATATATTCGCAAGGGACTTAATACCGAAGAGGCGCTCGGAGCTACTAGACAGTACTTTAGTAATCTTACTAAGTCGTTCAATGCCGCCAATAAAAAGCCAGACGAAACTAACTCAAATAGCAATGTCCTTACTGGCGAGGACGCTCTTAATAGGCTATTTTCATAAAAGGAAAGTATAATGTTACAGGGAATTTTCTCGTCTAACTCTGGAATTAATGGCGAGGCTGTACAGTCGTTTAGTAATAAAATTTATACTAGCGGCTTTGTCGGTACTGCGCCTATGCTCGCTCTTTCGTCTGGTATGCGTAAGAGTAAAGCTACTTCCATTATTCAGCATTGGTTTGAAGATGCTGAAGATGTGTATCGCACTGTAATTACGAATAATGCAGCTACTGGCACTACAATAGTAGTAGCTCAGGGAACAGTTATTCTGCCCAATACAGTAGTCTGCGTGGAATCCACTGGCGAATATATGCTCGTTACGGCAGTTAGTGGTAATTCACTAACTGTTCATCGTGGTTTTGCTAATACTACTGTTCAGTCTATTGATGGCTCGTCTACTCCAGTCGGCTTGCAGATTATTGCTCAGGCCCACAAAGAGGGTTCTGAAGCTCCGGCCGCTATGAAAAAAGTAGGCTATCCTGTGATGAACTATACGCAGATTTTCCGTAATACTTGGTCTAATACTCGTACTGCTCGTCAGGTGGACTGGCATACTGGTAGCCGTACTGAAAAGAATAAGCGTGATTGTATTTCTAAGCATGCTCAGGATATCGAGAATGCATTGTTGTTTGGTAAGAAGTCGCTCTTTAGTATTGATAGCGAACAGGCTCATACTATGGAGGGTTTGATTGGCCACATTCGTACTAATGTAGCCTCTCAGGATTCTGGTGGTCTTACTTATAATGATTTTGAAGAATTCATCGCTAACGTATTTGCTCACAATATTGAGGGCGAACCGAATGAGCGCTTGGCATTCGCTGGCAATGGCGTTATGCTGGTATTGAATCAGCTCGCTAGAAAAACAGGTCAGCTTAACATTGTAGTTGGCCAGAATGACTTCGGTACTGAAATCAATACTATTAGAACTTCGTTCGGTACTCTGAAACTTCTCACGCATCCGTTGTTTAATCAGTCTCCTGTATGGACTAATAACTTGGTAGTCTTCCACCCGGGCGCTGTTGAACTTAAGTATGTTGAAGACGCTACTGTTCAGGATAGCAGCAATCCTGGTTTCGATGGTGACGCCGGTACGATTACGTCCGAACTCACTATGGAATACCATTGTGAAAAAACGGCTGGTATTTTGACTGGCATTAACAAAGCTGCTTAGTTTAATTGTGCTAACTTAGAAGTAGCTCAGCTTTGTCCCTGGGCTACTTCTTTCTTTAAGAAAGTAGACTAATGAAAAAATATCATGTATTATCTAAATTTTTTAATTTTAAATTTGGGTTTAAGGGAAAACGCATTGTTCTTGACAAAGGTCATGCTGTAGTTGAAGTCGAAGATAAAGATGTAGCTGAGTTTGAAGCTCTCTTTAAAAACAATCCAGCTATCACACCTTATGCTACCTTAGCTAAAAAAGATACTGCTGATAAATTCAGTGAAGTTGTAGAAAAGCAGGCAGCTAATAGCGGTGGAACCACTCTTGGCGCTTTGGCTAGTAATAACTTAATGTCTCCCAAAGACCCTATTCTTGAAGCATTTGCGGCTGCAGGAGCTGAATATTCAGCTAATGAAATTAACAAGGACGAGGATAATAGTGAAGAAAACAATGACGCTGATAGCAATGCTAATGAGCAGGAGAAGTCAAACGCTCCTGAATCTCAGAATAATCACAAGCCTGCTATTCAGTTAAATATGCCGTTGGGAAAACCTGCTAGTAAATAGGAGTTATAAATGTTTAGTGAGCTAGTTGATACTATAGTAAGTCGCACTAATCGTATTGATTTTCAGGATAATATTGTAGCTTATTTAAATGAGACTATGCGAGCTATTCAAAATAGTGCTTTGTTTTCTCGCGATTTGGTTGAAGATATTGTTTATGATATTGCTGCGCAAGAAAACGTTAGCGAGCCTGTTAACGTATATGTTTGGAAACGCCCAATTAGAATGCGGCAGTTTAGGGCAGTAGCCTATGAAGACTCAATTGGAAATCGCGAGTTTCCGCCTAACATACCTCCGTCTGAAGTTCAAAAAACTCATGAAAGGTATTATTACGGGTCTGGCGATTCTATTGTTTTTTGCGATTCTAACGGGTTTAATAAAATTAAAGTAGCCTATTACCAGAATCTACGGCAGTTAAATTATTTTGCCATAGGTTCTCGCCCAGCTGTATTTGATAGAGATAATGAAACATGGACTTATTTAAATACAGATGGTGAATATGTACCTACGTTAAATGATGAAGTAGCTGAACAACAAGCACGAGACAAAGTATCTAACTGGCTACTAGCTTCATATAGTGGGGTGCTTTCTCATGGAACGTGTACTAAAGTATTTAGTGTGCTACAAGACCCTAGAAATGTGGTTGAATATTCTAACTTTCAATCTGGATTAAACGATTTACGGAGTATAGAAAAGTATGAAGCCACAGGATACAACATTTTTAAAGGGTAATAATTATAAGTTTATTCGGGATTATGGAATGAATTTTGTTAAGCTAATCTTGTTGCCGTGTTTGTTATTTTATGCTAACAGTATTTTACACGAAATAGCCGATGAGCAAAAAACTATTGTTAGTAAACAAGATGCGCTTAGCGAAAAGATTTCTAATATCCAGTTAAGCTTTACGGAACTTAAAATTTCTGCGGCTAAAGATAAAGAATTATTAGCCTACAGAATACAGTTATTGGAGAATCGCTGTGACGAACTATATGCAGAAGTTTATTCCAAACTTCCCGGTAAAAACAGGAGAACTAGCTACTCTAATGGAGTGGTCGACCAGACTGTTAGCAAATAACCTAATTCTTCAAAGTGTTCTGGAAGATTACGAGAGAAGAATAGCCGCTTTAGAAGCTAAAATAAATAATACTAACTCTTCTAGCTAAGTAAAAGGAGACATCAAATGGAAGACAAACTTATGGAAATTTTGGAGTACGTAGCTACTATTGTGGCGGGCTGTGCCGGTCTCGCTACTTTTACTCCTACGGCTAAAGACGATGGTTGGTGGGCTAAACTAGCTGGATGGGTAGGCATCGGGCCTAAATATGTTAAGCCAGTTGTGGCTATTTATAATGGCCTTGTTAGCTTAATCAATTTCTTTGGCCTTAATTTTGGTAAAGCTAAAAATGAGAAAAAGGAATAGCAAATGCATGGCGAATATTTTATTGTTAAAGATGGTAAAGTAGTTAGCCGCGTTCCAAATACTATAACTAAGGCGTTCGAAACTGCGATTTTAAATCAATATTTTCGCAATACTGGAACGCCTACGTTTTATTTAGGTTTGGGCACTTGTAGTAACTATAGCCGAGAATCAACTATGGAAGATGTAGTTGAAGTAACTGGTAGCGGTTATTCTCGTGTACAGATTGTTCGCGATTCAGCCGAGTGGGGAGAGCCGCAATCAGAGCCCCAATGTATGCGAATAACTTCAGCTATTAAAACATTTTCTGCATCTGGCGACTGGACTGAATATGATAGGATTTTTATAGCCGACGCAGCTTCGGGTGGCAATCTTTTGTCGATGAGTGATAAGTTTGATGTACCCGTTAGCCTATCAAATGGAGATACGCAATCCTATTCGTACTCATTATATTTCAAATAGGTAGTAATAAAATGGCAAGTTTGGTTTCTTTATTTATAGGAGCTTACAATCCAGCTTACGATAGAAAGCAAATTAAAGATTTAACTATAGTAGATGGCAAAAATTTTGTGCCTACATTGAAAGGCTACAAACCTAGTTTTGGTAGTTCAATACTTAGTCTTAACAGGCTTGGCCCAGAATATGTTAAATCAGCTCAACTGGTAAAAGCTCTTAGTATAATGTTCATGTGCAATAACTACGGTATTATGCGCTATAATGAAGATAGCCAAACTTGGCATTTTGTACTAAGGCTTGGCCAAAGAATTGATAACTTACTGCCATGGTCTTTGGCAATAGTTGGTGGTGATATCTATTTTTGTAGGCTAGGAGCTGGAGTTTGGCGATATCGTATAGCGGATAACTGTAGTGAGAAGTTAACAGAAAATGTTCCTAGCAATCCTTGTTCTATCTGTAGCGCTGATGGTAGATTAGTTATTCTTGGTGATTCTACTTATGCATGGTCAGCCGTTGGAGATGGAACTAATCTTGAAACTAGTTTAACTACTGGAGCGGGCTTTCAGTCTTTAAATATCGCAGGTGCTGGTTCGCCAATTGCTGTTAAATCGCTAAATGATGGGTTTTTGGTTTTTCTATCTACTGGCATTGTTCGAGTAGAGACTATTAATGCAGTGCTAGTATTTCATCATAGGTTATTGTGTAACGCCTCGTTTAAGCCTGTTTCAGCTAATAGTATTTGTGAGGTAGAATCTGGCCAGCTAATATGGTTTTCAGCTAATGGTATTTATGCATCAAACGGAGAATATCCTGAACCTTTTGAGCCTGCGTTTAGTAAATGGTTAGTTGATAGTTTATTTCGTTACCCTCTTAACTCAAAATTTGATGTGCCAGTTCGAATAGTATATTCTGAACTAATGCACTATATTTTTATTTCGTACTCTAACGCTGAAAACTATGATAACCCGTTTATTACTGCTTTTATTTATGCTGTAGATTTGGGCAAATGGGGACGCTTAGACAGAAACCACATGTTTGTTGGTGATATTGAACTAAGCGGTCCTAACTATCAAGGAACTAGACTAGCTATTGGACAGCCTGATGGCGAAATAAGAATAGTCAACAAAGATTATGGAGATGACTTTTTCAATAATTATTGGTTACAGAATAACTTTGTAGCTAGTACAGTTGCTCCTATTATCAGCAGTGATCATTCCGCTACTGAAGTCAGCTCGGCTATGACTATGAAGTCTTATGATTTTACTCGACTACCATCAATTTTAGGATTTTATGAATACATATCTCGTAGTAGTAGTAGTATAAATCCTGAGCTACCGTCTTATATTAATACTCAGCTACTGCAAAAAGGCATAGACATGAAGTTAGCTCCAAATCGCAGTATAGATATGGAATTGGTTAGCGATGTTGTTGTTGATATGGGTATAGGATTATCGCACAGCGATTTTGGTAGTGCTATGGCCATGGAGGCGCGAAAACAAATTATTGTGGCTAATCGAGTAGTAGCAGAACTTGGTATGCTTGAATCTAATATTGAACTAGCTCCTTATCATATTAGTGAATTTGATGATATTAACAAATCAACTATTGTTACAGGATTGAGCGTTATTGGAGATAGCGAAGTTAGTGAGGGTAACATTATTAATATGAACGATTTAATTGGTTCTGTTAATATGAATATTGTTCCTGAGAGTTATGTGTTTATGGGCTATGGAGTTTTCTCTAAGCCAGAATATAAACTAATACTTACTTCTTCTACAGATTCTTATGGTACACGCAACTGCCATTCCTATGAGCTAAAGCCATATTCTAAGGTAGGTAATAACTACAGATATAATTCGTATTCTACTGGACTTTATCATAGTTTCTCGGTTTCCATAAACGGAATAGGTGAGTACTATCATATAAAACAAATTCAAGCTAACGTATCTGAGGGAGGACTAGTTTATGGAGCGTAGGCAATTTGTAATGTTTCTAACTACTGCTGAGCAGCAGCAATTCACTGGATTAAAAGCTGAAATGACTGTAGATACTCAGAAGAGTACAGCGGTTATTCACGACGGAATCACGCCCGGCGGACATCCACTAGCTAAAGAAGAGGATTTAACAAATACTGATAGAACTGTTACATCATTAACTAATCGTGTAACTACTATTGAAAAGAATAAAACTAATGTTATTGACTCTTCGTCTTCGTACGACCAGTACCCGTCGGCTAAGGCTGTTTACGACGAGCTAATCAAGAAGCTAGATTTAAATTTAGCTAATTTACCATTAGCAGGATTTAGAGCAATAGCTCAAGGATTAACTGGTGACCCTAGCCGAAAAAAGCAAATTTCAAATGGCTTCGTAGCTGACAGAGCTGGTTGGCTGATAGTCTGGGATAGCGTCTATGCTGATACCTCTATAGTTAAAGTGGATGGCCATGTAATTTCACAGTTCAGCTCTCCGGGTGCAAATGTAACTTATTCGCATACTGTTCAGTATTTGCTAATGCCTGGGCAGAAAGTTGAACTACAGACAATTTCCAACGCTGAATTTTGGCCTTGCCGCAGTGATGTTGGCGAACTGCCAAGCTAATATACTAAGGAGAATTAACAATGGAACGTAGACAATTTATTGGCCACACCATTAACGAGGCCGCTACTGGGTTTATTGGGCTATCACGCGAAATAACTATGGATATGTATAATAAAACCATAAGACTTCACGACGGTTCTACACCTGGAGGGTACCCGCTAGCTAATGGCAACGACTTAAACAACTTACAGAATGAAGTAGGTAAGCAGGTTAGCTATAAGAAAATGCGTAACATACCATGTAGCGGGTCTACTACTGTTCAGTTTAAAGATGGCGACGAGCTTATTCGGCTAGGTGTTAGCGATAACGTAACTATTACGTTTGATACTTCTTTACTCACTAATCCAGTTAGTGCAGAGTATCCACGTACATCATTTCGTTGTGAAATCTTGTTATTCTTTACTAATGGAGCTAAGACTGTTACTTTCGCTAGTGCTCAGGGAAGTAAATTTTATTACTTAAACGAATTTAGACCTGATTTTAGTAATGGACGTGTTCACTATTTTACCTTTGTTAAAAATACATGGGAAAATAATATTCACATAGCTGACAATGGTGTTATTTAAAATAGAGGTAGCTTGTATGTCAATAGGTTTAGCAAATTTTCAGTCGCCTTTTAGGGCAAACCAGCTAATAGTTAATTTACTTAATGGACAAACGACTAATATTAATTTATATCCTGGAGTCTACGCAACACTTGCTCAGGCAGGTGGTGGTAGTGGTGGCACATACGGTGATTTTGGATGGGGCCGTGGTTCTGGAGGTGGTAGTGGGGCTGGGTTCAACGGATGGCTTAGACTAAAACGCACATTGATTAATCATGGACTGCAAACTGGTGTTGCAGTAGCGAGTGGTAAATGGTCGGTAAATGGTAATGGTTCGTCTATTAATGGTATTTTAGATTTTGGTGGCGGTGAGGGTGGTATTACTAACGAAGCTCTTGCGGTAGGCGGAACATTAACTAGACACACAAATGATGAAGTTTTTGATTTCCCTAAAATAAATTATTTAGGAAACGGGTACGGTACTAGGGTAATTAATGATAATAAACGATACGGAGCTAATAGCGTGGTTACTAACGATGGTGGCGGAAACCCGTCAGAAAACGCTACTAACTACGGAGCTGGTGGTGGTGGGTATACTGGTAGCGGTATAAACGGCGGTGCCGGTGGAGGTGGCCAAATTACTATGACATACGTCAATCAATATATTTAGTAAAGGATTTTAATATGAAACAATATGGTAAGCTTATTAATGGTGAGCTTGTGCTTGCGCCTTATAGCCTAAAGTTTGAAAATGGTGCAGAGATGTTCGGCTATAATTTTGAGTCTAACGAAGAAATGCTTCTAGCTGATGGATATAAAGAAGTAGTTTATGTAAACCAAAGTGATGGTATGAAAGCTCCTGATACCGAGATTAGTGAAACTAATAGCGAAATTAATATTACGTATCACGATACCTACGAAGAGCCAATATTGACATATAAGGATTATCGTTCAATGGAGTATCCAGACCCTAGAGAGTATCTAGATGCACAGGTTAAGATTAATTCTGGCGACGCGAAACTAGTAGACGAGGGCATGTCACAATTAAACAAATATGTACAAGATTGTTTGTCTGTTAAAGTTAAATATCCTAAACCTGAGGAGTAGCTAGAATGAGCAACAAAACACAAGAAGAAAATAAAAAGCCAAATAAGTATTTAGTAGCTATTGCTTCAGCTATAGGTGCTTTGCTATTTAGAATTCGTGGTGGTCTCTTGGACGTTTGGGAAAATAAAATTTGGTATCCTATATTTATAGGTATATGTTATGGGTATTTAGCTTTTATTAATTCTGCTCTTGTTTGGGCATATTCGCTATTAGGGTTAGTTGCAGCATATATTGCTCAACAATGCTGTGGCTGGGGAGCTTATAGAGGTTCGCTAGTAGCAGGTGCTACGCCAGCTAGTGAGGTAGCTATTATTGATAAACTTCTAGCAAAATCACAATGGTTACTTAGCCATCCACGATTATGTGGATTTGTCGGATGTTCGCTTCGTGGGCTAATATCTTCTTTGTGTTTTGGCTTGGTCTCGCAATCAATTCCAGTTGCGCTATGCGGCCTGGCTGTGGGTATTTGTTATGCTATTCCTACTGCTTTATTGTGGTTTACAAAATACCATAACACCAAAGCTGCATGGAATTTAGGCGAATATTTAGAGGGCGCTCTTTATGTAGTAGCGATACTGCTTTGGTCTAATATTAAAATCTTTGGAGTGTAATCATGGACGAAAAACAGTTTCATGAACTAATTAGTTTTATAAGAACATCTATAACTGCTTTACTGATTGTAATAGCTATTGTAGGTATGGGTGGCACAATTGCTGCTTGCTATTTAATTTACTCTAATTCTCGTCAAAGTATAACTATAGAACATAAAGATAGTAAAGCTAAAGCACGAAAGATTAAGGTAAATAATTCTGGCAATCTTAAAAATCTTAGGCTAGTAAATGGATACTATTAATAGACTAATTACTGAAGTATGGCTAAAGATATTCTTTAAATACTTAGGAAGACGACATCCTCAGATATTAATTACTTTATTATTAGACTTGGATTTAACTAAACGTCAAATCCAAATAATGTGTCTTAGATATATTAGCAGGCTTTCGTGGGATGAAGTAGTTGTAAAAGTCAATTACGAGAAACGTAATGTCATGCTATTGCACAAGGACTGCATTAATAAATTTATTTCATTGTAAATTCAATGGGTTATAGGAATTTTTATTTGCACTTAAATTTCAGTAGTTCGACATTTACTTCTTTGGCAAAATTTATTATCCTAATTCTGTAATCAATTAAGATTACTAATTTATAGGAGAATAAAAATGGCTGAAGAATATAAGTATAATTCTAAGTATGCTAATAGTGGAATGGCCGGCGCTGGCTGGTCTACGCTAAATACAGTAGGTTGGGTAGCAGCTTTGGCTTCTGCTCTTGGTATTGGAATTCCGGCTTTGAATAAGAATGGAGACTGCAAAGACGGGCGCAATGCTAATTGTAGCGAAAATACTTTAGTATCGCGTTTTGAGTTGGAGCAGTCGCAGGAAATCGCTAAACTTAAAGCTGACCGCGAAACAGATAACAAACTACTTGATTTGTATAAACAGACTGTTGCTGAGAATAAAGCTATTCGTAGCGAGATTGCAGATGTAGTTGAAAAGAACGCTGCTGCGCACCAGACTATTTATCAGGAATTAGTAGCTCAGCGTGAAGCTCAGTTGGCTTCTAATGCCAAATTTGATAAAGATATTGCTCTGAATGCCCAGGCTAACTTCTTCCAGAACAAGCTTAACGAGTGTCGTTACGTGGTAGCTGGTAAGGTAGTTCCAGCAGACGATATCTGTCCGAGCGTAATGCCTCGCTATAATTCTTGGGAAGCTCCTACCAGTGGCTCAACTACTCCTGCTACTAATAGTTAGTTTTTTAATAACTAATTTATTAGCATAGTATTCAGAGCAACCGTTTAGGGATAGACTAATAACCTATCCCTAGACGCAAACTACTAAATTTATTGGAGCAGGCAAATGAAAATATCTTCCAATGTTATTCATGATAGCGTGAATGATTTTATTGACGAAATGTTTATGGGATTTGAGATGAATATTATAAACGCGTTGAACAAAACTGGCGCTAAATTATACGTAGACTCAAATTTACATAATATGCTAAAGCCTTTTTTGGACGAAGATAGTAGCTTAGATATCGATAAAGTTCAGGAATATCTTATGCCTGAGATTAAGAAGCTTAAAACTGTCGTTATTCCAGCTGGGCCAACTCGCTATAAACTTGATGAAGCGGATTTCCAGAAACTATTCGCTAAGATAAAACAAAACGCTACTGACCATCAGTAATTAATTAACCCGTCGTAAAGTTTATCTATTGACTTTCGGCGGGTTTTTTATTATTCTGATTTTGTAATATTAACTAGGCTATGTTTAGCCTACTAAATTGGAGTGACAAATAATGAGTTTAAGTGGTATGCTAAAAGGTGGTAAGTCTAAGACTGCTGGTGCAAGTAGTACGTCTACCGCCACCAAGCTGTTTAGCGATGAAATACTAAAAGCTCTTGAAGATATGTATTTGGAAGAGCTGGATATTTATGAGCGTAATCGTGGTTATTCTAGTGAGTTAGCTGAAAGGGTTATGACTGAAAATACCTATGACGTTGAGCCAATTATTAGTGAAAATGAAAGAGCTGCGCTAGAAGATTTGGGTCAGACATATCAGAATCTCGCTAGACAGACCGGCTCTGATGCCAATAGTTTAACAGCTCTTGCTTATAGCGATGCGGTTTCAACTACTAGGAGTAAGTTGGCCAGCACAGAAGCACAGCTTAAAATGAATGCGCAAAGTCAGCAAATTCAAGATTTGGGCAATGCTTTAGCTACTCAATCTGCTGCACAGTCTGGCATCTTAGGACTTGGCAATTTGCTTAAAGGAGCTAACGCTACTGGTACTAGTAATACTAAATATAATCAGCGCACGTCTTCCTTGGAATGGGGACTTAGTGGCAAAACTGATAACGGTTCTGAAATGTTTAGCGGATTATTCGGAGGTCAATAATGGCTATAAATAATAAGGATGAAGTAGCTGATAAGTTAGCATCGCCAGAAGCTCAGCAGGAAGTAAAGGCCGTTAGCTATGAAGTAGCGAATAAGATGGTGGAAAATGCTTCATTAAAACAAGCTAATGACTTGGCACATGCGTATACTAATGAAGCTATTGTAGGGGTTTCTAAAGAAAATATTAAAGCTAATATCTCTCTATTTGAACAACAACTTGAAGCTACTACACAATTGCAGAATGCTCTAGATGAGCAGACTGATTATTACGCGCTACCAGGAATTGTGCGCCTCGTAGGACAGGTTGTTAACGGTAAATGGTCTGACGAATATCATCAAGCTAATGTTGCTAATGCTGCAAATAAGGTTATGACTATTGAAAAGCAAAAGCAAATTAATAATAGCTTGGCTGCAGCTAAAGCACAGGATTTGGTGGGCTATAATGTAGTTGCCGACCCAATGGTTGATAAAGCTAGAGCAATTATGGCTAGTGTAACTACTCAAAGAAATAATGCAAAACAATTAGCTCAAAGAGATAGGGAATTGGCCATCCGAGAACAAGAAGCCAAAAACAAAAGTAGCGAAGATTCTCTTAAGCAGCTTAAACAGCAAAGAGAATTAGCTGAATATCAGATTAATTCACTAACTAACGAAGCAAAGGCAAAAGAGTATATAGCTAATCGACCTACAATAGAGCGTATGTCAAATGGCCAGTTCAAATCTCCAGACATTGATTATGGGTTTAGGCTAATAGAAGCTTCTGCTAATCAGCCAGTAGCTTATAAAGATGCATTAATTAAGCAAGGAACCGAGCTTATTAATAAATCGTTAGATGAGCAACTAAACGCACTTCCTAGTGAAGAAGATAAAGTTATGTTCAAGACACGGTTAGCCAATCGTGGCTCACTAAAACAAACTGACGCTAACTTAGCCAGTAACTACTATTATGCTAATGTTAGCCAAAGATCAACTACTCCGTCTATTGAGGGTAGACTATTAGCTGAATCAAAGCCAATTGTTGGTGATGTAGTTAAGACTTATTACGATAATCTTACTGCTACTGAAAAAGATAATTTTGGTAGCGCAATTGGCAAACAAGGCGAACTAAGTGCTACTGAACTACTTATGGCGTTTACAGAAATTAATAAATCTTCAAAGGCAAACATTAAATCTTTAATTCCTTATAATGATTTGTTAGCTAAATCTATGAACGAACCTAGAACTGTTAGCTTACCTGATGGCTCTACTGAAACACAGCCTAGTTTATATAACCAGTATAAAAATGAATTAGCATTAGACTATGGTAAATTTTACCTAGACGAGGCAGCTAACGTGTACGCTAATATTGGACGGCCCAACGTTGCCAGTAGTTTAAAGGCCATTAATGGCCAGCCTATCAGTAACAACGATAAACTTTCAAAAGCTATTGATGTTATGATTTCAAACGGTGAAAGTTATAATGGTGTTAGTAATTTTATATCTGGATTTGCCGACCAAAGTAATTTAGCTATTTGGGCTGATAGTTATAAGTCTAAATCAGCTAGTTATGACAATCAGGCCGCAGCTATGATTCCTATCTTGGGATTTGATAATGCTATTATGGACATTAATCAGGCATTACGTAGTGACGGTCAAACCAAGTTTTATGATAGTTTACTTAGCAAAGCTTTAGATTCTATCAATAAGCGTAATCAAGAATTAAACAATTTAGTAAAGGTACAAACCAATGGCAGATAAATTCATTGATGCTTTTGGCGGTACTGTTAGTGATTGGGCTACTGTAAATAAGTCTGTAGTAGCCTATTCATCTGCAGAAGAGCCAGACAGTGCTAATAATTTAAAAGTTACTCCTGAAGAACCTGCACAGGAATCCAGTAGCGAAATGCAGCTAGTAAACCCTTTAACCGGTTCTCCCATGGAGGCCGGTATGATGGACAAGCTTACTACCTTAGGTATAGTAACTCTTAGTGAATTCGCTAGAGGTAGTTACAACCTTGCTGCTGATTTAGCGTCATATGCTGGTAATAAATATAACGAATTAGTTAGAAACGAAAACGACACGGAAGCTGAAAAAATTGATTTGGCAGAAAGCTATAAGTTTCCTACCAATAAAGATATTGTCGAGTTTATGGGTGTTCAGCAATATAATGAAGCCTATAACAAAAACCCTGGTCTTTATGATTTGGGCGGCTCAATTGGCAGTGTCGCTACTGGAGCAGGTATTGGCATGAAAATGTTTACTACTGGTAGCAAACTATATAATTCTTTGCGCGCTACAGGAATTAGTGACAAAACTCTTAGTTATGTATTTGCAAATACAGCTAAAGTCGAACAGGCTGGTAAAGAATTAGTAGCCTATGGAAATGTTTTAGCTACTAATGGTGTCGATATTACTAGAATTGGCGCCATGACAAATAGGCTATCTAAAACTGGCTGGCAAGCTATGAAAGAATATTTTAAATCTGGAGTAGCTGGTGAAGCTGTTGCAGCAAGCTTGAATTATTCTAATGATGTGATTTACAATCCTTACCGCTCTACTAACCAAAAAATAGTAGAAGATGTAGGCTTGCCAGTTTTAGCTTCTGCATTGCCTGGAGCTGTAACGTTTGGCATGCTAAGGCGTGGTTTTAATCGTGCAGCTAGAGTTGCCGCAGAAGCTAAGAAAACAGCTATGACAACAAAATTTGGTAGTGAATTTGAAGCCATTTCTGCTAAAAACTTATCTAGTCTAAATCAAGCTAATCTAGCTACAATTAACTCATATGAAATAGATGTACTTAAAAATCTTAGAGACGAAGCAGTAGCTACTGCAGCTAAAGATTCTAATAGTTCAGTTTCATTAGATGACATTCGTAGCTCTTTTAATGATGAAATTTCTACATTAGAAAATCAGAGATTGGCCAATGTTAGTAGTCTAATAGCTACCAATGTAAGCACCAATAATAAAGCTAAACTTACAAAGTTTATAGCCGATAATATGGAATCTAAACCTAATCTTGTTTATGGCGTAGATGACATTCGTTTTGTGCCAAACTCAAACGAAGAATTAGATAATCTGGTTTACTATCAAACTGTTAAAAAATCTAAGCTACAAAATAAAATAGCCAAAGCCAGAAAACCAGAAACAAAAGCTAAGTATGAAGAAGCTTTAGCTAAACTAGAAACTTCTAACTGGATAGCGCTTAAACCTGATGGGAGCGTTATACCGGCAGCTGACTACCATATTAGCTTTCGTGATACTGACAACTGGGCCAACAAAATTAAAGTAACTACTCCTAAAGAATTTGGTGTAGCTAGTAAACTTGCCACAGCTAATGTTGAGTTTGCTGGAAATAAATATGCCGTTTCTTCTGACGTAGTTGGTAACCTGTTTGTAGAAACTAATGGAAAAGCTACTAAAAATATTTTGCCAGAAATAGCTGACAGCGGATGGGCAGTTTTACAGAACCAGCTTACTACCGCCGATGCTACTTTGGGAAGATTAGCTGAAAAAAATATCATTAAAACAATTGATATTAGTAAAGCATCTTTTCAACAAGTAGCCTATTTAAATGCTTTACGTGATAATAAATATTTTAATAAAGTTATTAGGCTAACTAATAATGATTTATCAGTTTCTAGCTCATCATTAGATGATTTGTTTTTAACTAAAGCTCGCGAGTCATTACGAAACTACATGGCACAGGTAGCTAAGTTTGAAGCCAATGGCCAAAGACCTAGATATCCTATTACCACATTGTTCGAAGAAACATTTAACTTAAAGACTTTAGAGGGAGTTGACGTTTCAGACGCAGTAGCCGAATTATTGTCTCCTAAAACTAACGACGAAGTTAGAAAAGTAGTTGCTATGTCTAACAGATTAGCCTACCAACCAGCTAGTCGCCCTGCCTTATTACGCCAAACAAAAGCAATTGATGATTACCAAAAAATTCAAGAAAATGTGTTTAAAGAAAATGCAGTAAGGAATCAGGTAGTTAAATCAATCTTAACTGGCGAAGATAATATGGATAGCAAAACATATTTTGTAAACGAAGTAGCCAATGAATTATATTCGCACCCTGGTTTTGAACAAGCTATTAATGTTGAGGGAGTTTCAGCTACTCTTGGCAGATTGGGCAAGGCCGGTAAATACTTACTTCAAACTACGTTTCGCTATGCTGACAATTTGCCAGTTAGAGCTATGTCTATGGTAAGCAATGAAATTGATTTAAAAGTATCTAAGCGAATCAATGAAAAACTTAAACCGCTTAGCGAAGCATTAACACCTGTTGTTAGTGACGCAACTAAAAAGGTTGAATTAAATTCGTTTGTTCATCAGATGCGCAGTAACTGGAGAGTAACTAAAGACCTAGAAGAAATAGAGCCTGGTAGGTTTGCAATACCACTTGACCCAGATTCTAGAGCTAGTAACCTTAAAGTGGCTGAACGTCAAGCTAAATACTTTGACCAACAATTTGATTTAGATAATCTAAATTATGTGCCAGACCCGTTTAATCCTACTAAACCTCTGACGCTATCTAAAGAAGTAGCTGACGCCGCTTACGTAATACAAGACATTTCGTCTGATTTGTGGGAAAACCAAAATATTCTTAATACCGCTATGGGTAAGCGAAATGTTTCGTACCGTAATTTTCACGTTCCGCCAAAAGATCTAACTAACAAAGAAATCATGGTGGTAGTTGATAGGCAGTCCAAAGAACCTATAACTTTTGTTGCCGGTAACACTTTGGAACAAGCTAGAAATCTGGCCAAGCGGGAACAAAGTCTAACTAAAATAGACACCGATATTATTCCTCTTGACGCTGTTAAAGATTATAAATCTATTCTTGATAGCGACGCTGAATGGGTTAACATGTCGGACTATTCAGACATGGTTCGTCAGCTACAATCAGCAGGCCCAAAGAGTACTATCAGACGTTCTATGGGAGCTTTGGTTGATGTAGGTAATGACGCTATTCGTGATATAGTAGATTCGTTTAATAGCTCATACCATAAAGAAGCTACTAGAACTAGATTAGCTGCTATGCAGGGCCAAATAGATTATGCACAAGGAATGCTTAATCAGCTACCAGAATCAGAACGTGTTGGTTCCTCACTACAAGAATGGCTGGACAATGCTTTTGGTTTGACATCAACTATTAAAATGAGCAATAAATCTGGAATAGGTGCTATCTATAATGCTTTCGATACTGCGCTACTTCATGGTTCAAAAATGGTAAACGATTTTGCTTATAATCTTTCTGAGAACCAGAGGTTACGCTTTATAGAAAGGCTTGAAGATAATAAGCCTCGCGATTTACATCAGTTGTTCAAAGGCTCCAAAGATTTTAAAGAATTTAAACGAGTCTTTAAGCAAAGTGATAATCCAGTAGCTGATGCAGTAGATTTTGTTAATCGTGCTAACTTAGGTTCTAAGCTATCCATGCCTAAAGAAATAATGGCTAAAACATCCTCAATAATGTCAATGGCCATGCTTAGAATAGCCAACTTAGGTTTTGCGTTAACTAACATGCTTTCGCTACCTGCAACTATACCGGGTACTATGATTGCGTTAAATCGTAGAGCTGGAGAAGCTTTAGACGAGTGGCAAACCAGAATTGGTTTATTTGGTAAAGGCTATAAATTAGATGAGGCTGGCCATGATTTTGTTCGTGGATTGGATACAATAGGCTTAGCTGTTGATACTATAGGTTGGGCTTTCACTAAACAAGGTAAAGAAATCAATAAACTAGCTACTGAAGCTGGATACTTTGATACTACTGCCAGTTTAATGAATGAAATTTTTGTAACTCCTACAATGTCTAAAACTGAAAAAGCTTTAGATAAATCTATTAATGCTTTATCTTTTCTTAGCGACAAATCTGAATCTTTGTCTCGTACTATACCGTTCATGATGGGCTATAGGCTAGCAGACAAATCTGGTTTAGTAGACGACCCTAAAGCTAAGATGGCTTTTGCTAAGCAGTTTATGGACGATGTTGTAGGTAACTACTCATCCAACGTACGACCTATGATACACAAACAGGCTTTAGGTATTCCAGTTAGTTTGTTCTATACGTATACTCAAAACTATGGTCAGCGTTTATTTGATTATATCGAGAATAAGGATATTCGTGCTCTCGCTATTCAATCACTAACGCAAGGTTTAGTATTCGGTGCTCAAGGTGTAACTGGCGCTCCTACCATCTTTGATAGGCTATTTCCTGTAGAAAGCGGCGATTCAGCTTATCAAGCACTACAGCGTAATTATGGTGATGACTTAGCTAGGTTCTTTTTGTACGGTACGCCAAGCGCTCTTACTGGTTTAGATTTCAGTAGTAAGGGTTCTATGGCAGACGCAAGATTACCTATAATTTCGTCGCCTAAAGATATGGTAGCCTACTCAGGTACTGTCAATACTATACAAGGTTTGTCAGAAACTTTTAAAGCTATGAAAACTGAAGTAGGATTAACCACTACTAGGCTAGAAGAAATCTGGCAAAATTATGCTGTATCACCATTTGTGCGTAGTAGTTTAGATTTACATTTAGGCTATACAACTAATCGCGCAGGTGAAACTATTATTGATAAAAATGCAGACGGGTTATTCGCTACTGCAAATGTTTTAGCTATGAAGTCTATTACTGAATCTGAAATGGCAAAACAGATGTATAGAAACTCCCAACGAGAACTCCGTCAACGTGCCGCAATGGCTACTGTTCGTAAAAATATTCGTGCAGTTCAGCGTGATTTGTTTTTAAAAGATGGTACTATTGATGGTAAAATATTATTAGATTTGGTAGTTGATTATACTAACGCCGGCGGCAAGAGTGAGAACTTTATTAAATACTTCCGCGACCAGCTAACTGTTAGCGTGTTGCCCAAGAATTTTAATCTTGCTAAATCTCTTGCTAAAAAAGGAACTGAAGCTTCGTTTAAATCTGCTTTAGGTCTGTTAGCTTTAACTAAATCAGAAATTTCTGATGATGAGTTAGACGCTAATGTGCCGATACCTACTCAGCAGAATACTAATATGATTGATGCTTTTGGTGGCCAAGCTGGTAGTTGGTAGCAAAAAAAAGGTGGCAAGTTATTAGGCTATTAAACCTATTAACTGCCACCTTTATTATAACTTTTCGTAGGTTAAACTTGCTAAAAACAATTTATCTTCGATATATTGCATACAATCTTCTTTATCAAAATCTATACATCTATCCCAGTTTTCATATTTTTCACTAATAATTTTCTTAGCGTCATCTTCATTTTCAGCTATAACCTTTACGAACATGTTATTATGCAACGAATCTTTAGTAAAAGTAAAATAGTAAATATGTAACTTATCACAAGATATAAAACCTTTTTTCATATTATTTTCCTTTCTTAGCTAATTTATCAAAAGCATCTGAGTTAGCTTTATATAGCCGTTTAGGTACTACGTAGTACGACCTTTCGCACTCTTTAATTAGCTCAGGAATTAAATTATAAATTCCCTCATCAATCTTTTTTAAGCTTGTTTCTGACAGCCAACAAGATTCGCTATTGGCAATAGCTAACGCCGCACGCTTAGCTCTATAGCCTACTTCAAAATACCAATTTGAGTCTATTAGTTCAACAAGCGCCCCGAACGTATTGCCATTAGAGAGATGGCCCAACATGCCTTTAAATTTTTTAAGCTTTTCAATGCCCATATTTAATGTCATATCTGTTAATACTAATTTCCAAATTGGACTTGCTTTTGTAAATGCTGGTAGCGATTTAACAAACAAAGCGGCATTCTTTATATCATTCTTTAACAATAGCGTAGCCTCCACTTCTGTAATACCAACATCTTTTAAATTTCGTCCATAGCCTATTGTTTCAATGCCTTTAGTGTCTTTGTAAATCTTTGAACTAAAACCTTCATTTAGCTTAACCACATCAACTAAATATGATAATGATAGCTCTTCTAGATTATTTTTGTTTGTCATTTAGCAAACAACTCCCAGTTTTCGTGCAAGAACCTAATAGCGTCAATTATCGCTACCGAAACAAAAAGGCAATATATTGACTGCCATGCTTTATACGTTACGGACGAACCGCCATAGAAGTAATCAAAATCAAACAGCATTGTTTTAATATTAACTACTACCAATACAGCACATGTTATGATAACAAAAATACATCCAATCATTTCTTTACTCCGGATTAACTATTATAGAACGCCGACTAGCAATATAGTCGCACAGATGAACGAAGTGCTGTTGAACTGTACTTGGCTCTGGCAAAACAATTGAACTATTGCCTTTGTAGTCTTTAGTCCATTGTCCCATGTGTGTCTCAATAGCACCATAAATAAGCTTTACTTTTAGTTTCAATAACTCATCATTATGAAGATTCATTTCGTGAGCTATTGTTCTAACTAGCTTAGCTGCTAACAATGGGTGGTCATGGCGATAAGTTACGCTATCGTCTTCATACCCACATTTACAAGTATCGTGTAAAATACACGAAGCAATAGCACAATCAAAATCAACTTTTTCAAAAAGTCTTAGACTAATCAATTCATCAGCTACTACACATAATGCTTTGGTATGGCGTACCAAACCGCCCTCGCCTATTGAACTCACGTTATGGTGTTTTCCAGTAGTAGAAGCTGGCAGGAAAAAGAAATTATTTGGCACCCTTTCAAGTACTCTTACTACTAACTCTCTAATATTTTCATTTACTATCTTGGCCAGCTGTGGTTTAAATACAGCAATTCTCTCTACTGAATTTAACTGTGTAGTTTCAATATTTAGAGAATCATTTACTTTTATTACTTTTTTATTTGTCATCTTTACAACAAACCCTTTCAGCTACTTCGGCAGCGTTGGCCGCATAGCCACAAATATCAATATAATTATCTTCGTATTTTGGCGACGTGGCTGTTCTAGCTATTTTCAACAACACCATCATCATTGCTACATTATCTGGCCCAATACAAGCAACGTAGCTATTGTTTATAGACGAAAGATAAATATTCCAATATCTAGCAATTATTTTAAAATTGTCTTCCGGATTACCATAAGAATTCTGTCTATCTTTAGAGATAATCTTTTCAGCAGTTTTAAGAATTTCTACACGCTTAATTCTCGCTACTTCGTATTCTGTAGCCTTATATACGTCTTCGCTTTTAATCATTTATTCATCCTCACTATTAAGTTTTGCTGTGGCCTTTTCTTCCGTGAAACATACACGTTCGCGAAATTCAGATTTTTTGCCACGGTTAAACTCGCTAACTGGACGTAAGTAGCCCATAACTCTAGTCCAATTTTCACACTCTTGTCTCTCACTATCGTCCAACACGTTGGAGCCTACTTTCTTTTCTTCATTATCCATGTCATTACCCTCTCTACTAAATAAAAGATTAAAAACAATAAAATAATAGGAATCAGTAAAGGGAATACATTAACTATAAAAGCTATCGTAAACAGCGCTATTATAGTTAATAAGATAATCCAACTAAGTAATTTTAAAAACTCTGTCATATCTTTCCCTTTCTTATTAACTCATAAACTACTTCAATACCGTAGTATTTTATTGACCAGCCTGACCGTTTTTTAACCTTAGATACTAATTTATCTACTTCATTATTGCTAACAAAATCGAAAGTATATAAATCATGTTTTGTGGCGCTATGCTTTAAGCAAACTAATGAATCAAAAACTAAATAGCCAGTTCCATAACCGTTAGGTATTAGTATTAGTTCATTTTTAATTGGCTTGCCACAAGCTATGCAGTATGGCTCAAGCAAATTTTCTTTAGTAATTACAATACCCATTATATTAAATCCTCTAGTTTAATTTTAACTTTGTTCATAGCACCATCATTACGTGAATAATAAACTCTATCGTTGCTTTGCCAGGTAGTTAGTTTGCCGTCATTTACAAAATCTTTTAGAGTTTGTGAAAAGTCTATCGGCTTCATATCTCGTTGCATAATATACCAAAGTTGTTCGCTAGTAAATGGCTCTGGCGATTTGTTAATAAAGTCTAACAATTTCTGGCGCGCGAAACCTAACGGCGATAACCCAAATTCGCCTAAAGCGTTTGGCATAGTTTGTTCTGTTAACGACAGGATAGTTTGAGCGTCCTCTACGTCATCTTTAATGATAGTTTGTGAACCGCGTAATGCCGCACAAGCCATAGCTAGCTTTATTAAATGAGTATGTCTACGTGTTTTGTAGTAAACAAATCTCGAATCAGTTATGTTAACCTCTTTTTCATAAAGAGAGTCAAGCAACTGACTGGCATCATTAGTTTCACTAAACTTGCCAATAAAATTCTCGCTAACAAAATCAAAAATCCCTCTTATTTCGTTATAAGTTTCTTCGTTTAATTGCTTTGGTCTCGCTACCTTTTTTGCTGAGTCTGCATAAACTAATATCACTCTTGATAAAAATCCTTGACCTACAACTTCCATAGGCAATGCAGTACTTATAGCTACTGGTGTTGTGCCACCCAATAAATTTATTAGCGGTTTTTCTAATACACATTTTGAGTTTTTTAACGTATAGTTATGGTCTTCGCCATCCCATGTTTTAGTTAAAAACACTATTAACTCGTAGCTTGACTGTCCTAAAAAACTTGCAAACTCACTAGCATAAACAAACATTGTGTGCCTATCATCACTATGAGGCCTGTCCGCTACTGTAATTTCGTTTACGTTTACATCTGGTCCATTGCCAATCAGTAGCTCGTCTAATAAGTCGTCGCCAGCTCCTTCTCCCAGCATTGCTGAAATTAAACCTTGTCGCTGACCTCCTGTATCATCAGGAGCTATTCTTATTCTTGTATTGTTTTTTATAAACTTTTTTGCGTAGCCCATGGCTGTTGATTTGCGTACACCTGGGTCGCCTACTAATAGTATATATTGATTAGGAAATATAGTTAAGCATCCTAAATTAAAGTAGCAACGTCTACCTAAATTGGCTGACATCATTCCCACTAATGACCATATATGGTGCAGCAAAGGTGGTTCAGTATCAGCAACATAGTGCAGATATTTTTTAATAGTTTCATTGTTTATTTTCATTGCCGACTCAATTACTATTAGTTAAAATTTAAATGAGCAGTTTTAGTTGATGCTCAGCAACATATCATCGCTATTAGCAGTTAACTGCCAATAGTTCCGATAGAGTTAGAAAGCCCATCAAGCTCATCGCAGATAAGCTTACAAGCCAACGGGTCAGGGTAAGCAAAAGCAGGATTAGCCATTACTTTCTGAGCCGCTTCGCTAGACGGAGTAAAGAGTTCCTTTACTTTAGCGATGTTAGCTTTAATAGTTTCCGAGGTCGTAGCATTAGCTGTCAATACTGCGAACGGCGGAAATTTGACTTCACTCATTTTATACCTCCTTGTTATTGGGCTAAACCAATCTTAGCCCTTTAGTTAAATCACCAGTTTCGGCTCATTGGATTTCTCGCGAAAATTCTTGTTTTCGAAATCTACATAGCTAGCGAGGTTTTTATTTCCGTCACCTTTTTTGTAGCCTAACATAGATTTTGACCAAGTAAATCCAACGTCGGCCTCTACTGGAACGTGCATTTCACGATTCTTAATAGTTACGGGCTGTTCCATAATATCTATTAACTCGTCCATTAGTTCCATTTTGTCCACTGGAACTTCACCTACTAAAGAGTCGTGAACTTGCAACAGTAGCCGTGCACCGCGTTTATGTAGCGATGGTCTTCCATCTCCACGCCCATAATAAAATTGATACATAGCTCTGTTAATATTTCCACCCGTACCACCTTGACCTTTTAGCGAAGCCATCGTTCTATGAATAGCTTTATCGGCTACGTAATTACCAAAGAACTTTCTCGTAAAACCAAAAGCCGTTGTTAACGTACCCCCATTTTCGTAGCATTCTTTAATTAGCCGTTTATCCCAGGTTTTCAAGTGTGGATATAGTTCAAAATAAGATTCTTGTAATTGCTTACAAACGCCCATCAAAGCTTTATCGCTAAGTGTCCACGCGTCACGATAGCCAAGTAGTTCAGCAGCTTTATAAAGCGCATCCTTACCTAGCTCAGCACAAATATTTAAAAACATTGTTCTTTCTTGCATATCATAATTGCATCCATGAACAATCTTTTTAGTACAGCTTCGTGGAGAGTCTTTAGCTTTTTTGTGCGGGTCATTATATGCATCCTCATAGCTCATCTTAAAAAAGTGGGCTGTATGAATACAGTGAGTATCCCTCGGGTCACAAACTACTTCAATACATTTTTCATCTTCAGATTCATAAGCTACAAAATAATTATCGCTTTGCGAATAGTCTATATCAAATAGAATCATTCCCTCGTCTGCTACCATAGACTCGCGAATCACAGGTGCTATGTTTTGCATGTTTCGCCCAATCCAAAATGGCGAATTGCTTGATGACGCGCGACTTGTGTTTGTACCAGCAGCGTTTAGCGAATACAACATTCTGTTGTTATCTAATTCACAGTTGGCGAAATCAGTTATGAGCTTGTTTGGTGCAGTAATTTTATGTAGCTGGTCAACAAATCTTTTTACTAGTGGGTGTTGATACTGAATCTGCCCTAAAGCTATTTTATCTGTTGACTTTGTTTCTTTACCGTGAATTACTGGCGGCTTGCAACCTAGTATCGAATAGAACAAATCTTGTTTATGTGCTGTAGAGTTCATGTTAAAATCTGGACAAGATAGCCAGTATTTTAATCTGCGCAACTCTTTTGATGCTTCTGTAAATTTTTCTTTTACTATTTTATTTAGCCTAGACTTTTTGGTTTTAAACCCTCTATAGCCTACTCCTAAATAAAACATCTGTAGCGCAAATTCTGTTGAATAGTTTTTAACTGCCCATGGTGTTGCCGTCATTAGTCCAACACAATACACAAAGCAACATAAAGTATTATACGTATCTAGCGCATTATATCTCCAATAGCGCTCAATACCAACTATAGTTGTTGGAATAGTTGATTTACTTTTCTTGCCTTTTTCGTCTTCTTCTCCTCCGGTTATTTCATCTTTCCAATAGCGATAATGGTCATTAGCAAATGACGTTACATATTTCAAGGACTTGGCCAATTCGCAAAATAGCGAATGCCACATGTGCATTGTATCCCAGAGATAGTTAGACGTCGGACAGCAGTATCTAACTAAATAGCTACCGTCATATTGACCGTTATGAAATATGAATCGTGTATTTGGATTAGCATTTATTTTTCTAATAGCCAGCCACGCTATAACCTCATCATCTTCATTATCCCAATGAGCATTGTTAGGTTTAGTAGGATTGATTAAAGGAATAACAAAGGTGTGCCAGCTACCATCAGGAAAAAATCCAGTATACGAAATACAACTTATCATAGAGGGCTTACCAGAAGTTTCAATATCACAAGCTGTAAACAATGCTGTTTGTAGCTGATTAGCAAACTTTTGGCAATCGTCTGTAGTTCTAGCTACTGAATATGTAAATTTAGGAAACTTACGTGACTTGTTGTTCAGTAGCCTACAAACTTTTCGTAAGTCCTGACCTAGTACCCACTTGCCCTCATTAGTAGTAAATAATTTTTGTACACTGTCTATTACAAAGAAATTAAATCCTTTATATCTATAGCGAGAACCACGAGTTAAGTCTAAAGTCAAATGACCGCTAATCATTGCATTAGCTGATGAGGATAAAATAATAAAAGTTTTTGTATTATAGTTTTCAGAACATTTTTGTAGCAACTGGTCAAACATTGGACGAGCTGCTTCATTCGCTACTAATTGTTTAAGCGTATTACCTTTGGCATTAGTTTTGTTAACTAATAAATCTTTTTTAAATCTATCTAAATTAACGCCAACTAATTCCAAGTTTAATTTGCTCATCGCTACTTCTTTCTCGAAGACACCATACATTTTTAGCGAAGTATCTTTATCATATAATACAACTACTTTATCCATCTTTTGTTCTTTCGTTAATGAGGTTTGGCCAGCTAGAGTCGAACTAGCACAGATATTCAGGAGTTTTGTAATGCGTGAGGTTTATAACATCTATCTGCGTAACCGTACTGGCCACAAAAGTAGCCTAGATAAACTGAACAAACACCTAGGCTACTACTTAATTAGGCTATCGAGTTTTACCTAAATTGAATCTCATATAATATTTAAGCTAATCTTACGGATTTCAATTCCAAATTCTCGGCTACTCCGGACTTTTCGCCCTCTGCGTCGTCTTTGGTTTTATACTTTCTGTGAGAGATTTTAGCCGTAAATTCTTTGCCAGCAATAGCCTGCAACATGGATTTAAAATCGCTAAGCTGTGCTTCGGGAGCAAGCTTCTGAGCTAAGCTTTTAACCTGGCCAACTGCTCTAGCGTATTTTTCACCATCGTAGCTAGGCAAAGAAATGTTATGGAAAAAATAGCGGCCGATTACTTTACTTACATCAGCTAAGTTACCGTTTTCGTCCGGTAACATATCAACTATTTCTTCTACTTTACACTTGATTGAAAGACTCGGGATTTTAACATCTTCGTTAGTTTCTTTAATCTTACGATTAATTGTCGATACTTTCATAGAATCAACAGCGAATTTATAAACGCCGGTAGGCAGCAAATCAAAGCCGCCATCATTAGCTTCAATATCGCTAACGTCTACGTCCATAAAATCAGCTAACCCAATAGAATTTTCCCCATAGTTCATTACTGATTCTTCAACTTCAATTCCCAAATCTTCAAAAACATTACTCATATTAAATTCCTTTCGCTAAATAAATAGTTTGATTAAAGATTATTCATAATAATAATTATTTATCTCATAACTCATATAACGAGATTAATATATAACATAAAACAAATAAGTGTTCAATAATAAAATAACCTCGCTATTAAAATAAATGAGTTATTTTTTAAAAAATTGCGGCGCAGGCTTGATAATATTGCTATTACCAGTTTCTTTTGTAGAATTGTTAGCGTTATTATTATTTGTAGCGCTGCACATTTCTGTCCACAATTTATTAAATTCTTCCGTAGACATAGTAGCTGGAATGTCAATCCATGCTTTTAGTTTGTTAGCTTTGTTTACACCCGCAGCGGTAACTATTTTCTCAAAAGTTAAATCGTCAAAAGCCCATTCTTTTGGTTCTACATATCGACTACCACAATCAAGCTCATCAGACGTTTTAGTTGAAATCTTAGTTCCGGTACCTTGTTTATAAAAATATAACATATCTGAAAAAGATTTATTAAGTGTTTCGCCATGTGGATTGCTTACGCTAAGAGGCTGGGTTCTAGTACTTACTATTACCTCTTTTCCAAATTTGTCTTTTCGCTTTTTCTCATAAGTTTTAACGTGTCCAATTACTACTACTGTACACTTCAAAGTCATCAGGCAAGTTATAAATCCAGTAGCGAGACGCCCCATCCAACCATACCCATCCCACTCAGTTTTTTCTGCGTCGGTAATGTCAATATTATTTTCTTTGGAATACTGCAAAGCTAAGCTATTACAAATTTGTGTATAGGAATCCAGAATCAACACATCATTTGGTGTGAATAGTTTAGGATTAACAATTACACAATCGTGATTAGCGACACGAGATTTTACTTGGCGCTTATCCTCAACATCCCAAATAAATGGACGATTTCTCATAAGACATCCAGCAAACCATCCCGCTACTGCTGTATCCACATTGTCACTAATATCTAGATACTTCATTCTTTCTTGTTGTTCTGGCGTGAGCGTATTAGCTAGTACCGATACGGATTTATCACAGTCTACATAAATTGGATTCATGTTAGTAGCCGCTGCTTGACCAGCCCACGTAGTTTTTCTAGTTTTGCCATATCCATACGCAAATATTTTTGGAGTAGTTCCTTTTAATAATGTTTCTTTTACGTTCATTTTGTTGCCTTTCTTAGTAAGAAGTTTTTAAGTAGCTCTTTTGGCTCAGCTAATTGCCATTCTGTTGTTAAGTCTATTAGCCTACACATAGTATCAATGTGTAGTTCTTTCGAAATTGCTCTGATGTTCCAGCGTTTTTTACAACTTTCGTATAAGATTTCAACTAATGACTTCTTGTTACGTGAATTTAAATTAGCTAATAAAGTTGCTTGACGAATCTCTGCACCTAGCGCCATCTCGTAAATCATATAAATTTGAAAATAAAATTTTAATGTTTTAGTTTCTTTATTAAGTTTAAATGTATCAATAAACGAACTACTAAGTAACATTGGTTGTTGAATAATATCTAAAACAACATTAGTTTCTATATCTAAACTTGTCATTTATTTATCTTTCATTCCATTTTGTTAAATCTTTAAGGTTAAGTTTTATCGTTACTAGCGGCTCAAACGGCCTAATTTCTTCCTGCTCCCCATCATAGAATAAACTAAGCATTACTGATTTGTTGTCGTGGTTATGACATAAATCATAATACTTACACCTACGCGAGTATTGAACACACGTACTACCACCATTACACGGAAAGTGGTTATAGCTAGTATATTTAATTATATTTGATAGCGAGATTTCCATATCACGCGCCCAGTTTCGTAAATCATTTTCAGTTTTAATAAACGAAAACAATCTAGCTTTAGCTTCTGTGTTACTGATGTTTGCTATATAATAGCCTACTCGCAAACTATCATTTGGTAGTTGTAGTATTTGGTTAACTACTAGCGAATACGGCACGCATTGCGAAGAGTATTCAAACTTAGCTGACTGGTCTTCAGATTTATCGGTAGTTGTTTTAATGTCTATAACTAAAAATTCATATAATTGTTTGTCAAAAACAACTAAATCAATAAATCCTACATAAGTTATAGGTATTGACTTTCTTGCAACATTTTTTTGTAGCGAAGGTATTTTTAAATCATATCCTTCAAATTCGATTTGAAACGGCAGCTCAATACAAGGAACTCTATTTCCGTTTTTATCAATTATGTATGCTAATTCATACCTATCTACATCAAAATTATTAATCATTTCCATTAAAGTATTGTAACAACTTTCTGCTGACCTGTCTTTCATTGAACTAACACCATGTTCCCATGGATAGGCTAACATCATTTTCCAAATAGCGTGGTCAATATTACGATTAATTAAATAATCTTGAAAACCCTCATGCAGTGCCGTTCCACATCTAGTAGCGGTTGACTCTTCGTATTTAGGGTTGTTGAATAGTTTACTAAACTCAAACCGCCTAGGACACGAAGCAAATGTTTGTAATGTTGAATGAGATAATCGTAGTTCATCAATAGGATAGCTGTAATGATACTCAGCTACATCATTTGCGCTATTAAAAATCACCATCGCTACCTCCCACTAAATACCTAAACCCTCAAACAAATCATCAGTCAAAATATCTTTACAGCTTTCTATTGCTTTTTTCTTAGCTACTTCTGATTTGTTTTTGTTAATTTTCTTAGTAAAAGCAACAGTATTATACGATTGTCTTAACGCTTTTACCATTATATGAATATCGCTATCACTAATTCTAGCGGCAGTCTGTGGATATTTTTGTATTTCATTCATAATTAAAGTTAATTGTGTTTTAACTTCAGCTGCATTATCTATTGATTGTTCTAGCTCTATTACTGCTTTATGAATTGCTTTTGTAGCTTCGTCATCAAATTTATCTGGCTGCTCTTCGTCTTGAAATTCCCTAGCCAAAGCATCTAAATCAACTACCTCATGTAAAGCTTCTTTATACGATGGCTCTGCGTTTGTCATTAAACTAAGTGCTTCATCAGAAATATCAACTACTGATTTTATTGAGCTATCTATCGGCGTCACTACTGGTTTTACTTTTGGTTTCTGAACTAAATTTGTAATTGGCATAATAGGTTTAAGCTTAATTCCACTAATTTCGTTAATAGATTTTATAGAACTATCTTCTTCCTTTATTTGGTCTTTTAGTTCGGGTATTTTTCCTAATAGCTGTTCAGTGGCTGACAACGATTCATGGTTTGTAGCTTGTGTTAATTTAGCTGGCATTTTAAAATTAAAACTCATTGTAATAATTCCTCAAGTAGTTTAGTTCCTTCTTCTGTAGCTCTTGATGAGTTGCTACTGGCTTTAGAAAGTGTAAGCCATATACTAAGAGATGCGTCATCTTCTATAGCGGTTTTATCTATTCTAGCTAACATTACAAATTTTTTATAAGTTACTTTTTGCTGAGTTAGCCGTGACCTCATTCGTGAGAGTCTCATTCTGGCGGCAGAAAGTATATTCTCTACCTCAGGCAATGATGTATTTTTTACTAAGAATTTTACATCAATTTGCGTTTCGTTCCATTGTTTTGTTTTAGTAAGAAACACTGTTAAAAGCATTAGCGGATTTTTGTTTTCGCCTTCTAGAACTACTAAATCCTGGCTAGCCAATTCACTAACTACTTTTGCTAGTACACTAGTTTGTTTCATTTATAATTACTCCGTTTTCTGGCTAATAGTTATTGAAACTATTTTAAGTTTGTTCATAGTTAAGTTTGCGTACATTCGCATTAGCGAGTCGAATGATTTTGTGGTCCAAGTTATTCTTAACTTGTCCAATGGACGTTCATAGACTACTATAAACTCTGGTGAGTCAAGAGGTAGTTCGTTGAACGATATTAGTAGATTATTTGTCATCTGGTGTACTTTCGATATAAAGTATATGACTAAGATGTAAGTAGTTCAGCCATTCTTGAACGGCCATATAGTTTCCATAGCTAAGTTGCATTATCGGAAATGTTTTGGTAGTTATATTTTTGTTTTTGGTATGAAGTAGACGTAAGGAATTAGCTAAATCTTTTTTATCAACTACCTTATAATAAATTTTCTTTGTACGAAACCATCTAGGTTTTTCTATTTTAATTAGTACATAATCTTGTAACGAAAAGAAAGTAGTAAAAGGCTTTACATGGTAAACAATTTCATAATCGCTATCATAGACTATAACCTCTGCTATAGTATTATTACTTGCTATTGATTTTGCTAAATCATCGGCGAATGTTTTTATTTCGGCAATAGAAAGCATTTTTGTAAAGATTACTGCTTTTTGTAATAAAGGTTTATAGCTTATTGTATAAACGTGTTTGGCGGATAAATCGTAAGATAAAGATTGTTGATTCATTTTGTTAATCCTTTGTGATTTTTCTGTTATTATGTTAATCTTTGTTATAAAACAATCAATAATAAAATTACAAACTACTAAAATTATCCTCGGTCTTCAAAAATATCTAATACTTCTGGCGAAAATCTAATATCCTGGCGAATACCTAAATACACAGCTTCGCGAAGTGAGCCTTTTGTTAATGCCATGTATTCAATTTCTACCATTATAGGACTAGTAGCTAGGCTGTTTATATATTTAAATAGTTCGTCTCTTTGGCAGTCCGTAAATCCTGTTCCTACTTTTGATTGATTACCGTTTCTGTCAGTAACTACTATTGCTCCAGTAGTGCCAGCACACTTGCCCTCGCCAGGTATAATCTCGCTAAGTCTGAATGTGCCGCGTTTTTTAAATTTAATTTTAAGCCAGTCGCTTGTACGATTATTATTGATTGTCTCATTAATCGATTTAATAATCAAGCCCTCTGCTTTTGATTCGCGAAGTTCATTTATTAGCTGTATTAATTCTATTTTAGTAGCTATTAAGTAACTACAAGAAATTCGGCTAACATGATTGCATTCGCTAAAGCCAAGGTAAGATAACGTATCATAGTAGCGATGTTTAGCAATCTGGCTAATAGGCTGCAAACCACGATTAGCATAATACATATTGTATATATGATAATGTAACGTTTCTGTTTCAATATCTGTGGCATTTCTATTAGCGAGGCCATTCACTATTCTAAATGGTGCAGTAGCTGAATCATCCTGAAGTTCGCCATCTAATACAATAACTGGATATTCATTGGTTAATACTTTAGTTTCTCTGGCATAATCTGGGTTGTAGTGCGATTCAAGGTCTTTGACTATATGGTCAATAGCTAGAATTTTATTTCCAGCGCGTGTATATGGCCACGCTTTTATCTGTGTAAAATCTTTGTTTGGTATTATAATAATTTGACACCTGATACCGTCAAGTTTTGACTCGGCTATTAAAGGATATGTAAGATTATTTAAATTATTTTGCCAATCTTTTAAAGTTTTAGCTAGTTTAAAACCAAAGCCGTCAAGCCTAGTAGTGATAGGTAGCTTATCAGGCAGTAGATAGTGCTCGTTTTCGTCGTAGCGATAGGCATTGTTAGTTAAGTTGACTTGTTTAACAGATATAGATTTCGCTACTGGCTGTAAGTTTGCCATATTTTTAATATCTAATTTAAAATTTAGTTTCATTTTGCTTTCCTTTTGTGCGGCCGCTTATTGGCCTAGGTTTTGTGATACCATGAATTTTGTAGTTATTATCTAGTGAACAGCCAGTTAATTTACTAAACTTAATGCCGTTTTCTAATTCTATGGTTTTGTTACCAATAGCTTTTACTGTACTAAATAGTAATTTATTAGGGTTTGCCTTAGCATAATAAAAACACCGGCTGCCTTGATATGTTACTTTTGGTAGGCGTTTAATAGCTTGATAAGGCGTACGGTCATAGCAGCCCATATCTTGCAACCCGTATTTTGCATTAATTATTGCTGCTTTCATTTTTTTTATCCTTTCAATAGCGAATACTCTGCAATTTGGCGCTACACATTTTGAGATTATTGTTTTATCACTAGTGAGAATATCGTACATTGGTTCACGAGTTGGGTAGCTAGACGTAACGTTAACAATAGTTCCACTACCAATCAAATATTGGTTATAGTTTGTTAGTCTATAATTAATTTTTGTGCCTATTTTAATAGGCTTAGATTTAAACATTTGTCCTTTATAGAAATAAATTTTTTGACTCATTTTGTTACACTCCTTTTGGTACTATTTGTTCATAGTTGTCGTCAGTTGCTCGTGATTCAGCTTCTGCCAAAGAAAAGTTTTTAGCTTTTTCTTCAATTGTACTGCCTTTAACTACTTGTTTCCAAAGGGCTTTTGATAATCCGCGTAACGACCAATCATTATATATAAGATATAGCGTTTCTTTGGCTCTGGTTACTGCTGTATATAGCCATTCTCGAGAAAGTAGCCTATTAGAAGCTGAGTGGCAGATTACCACCACGTTTCTATACTCGCTACCTTGTGCTTTGTGGCAAGTAATTGCATAAGCTAAATATAAGCCCCGCAAAGCACCTACAGTTGATATTGTTATAGTTCTAGAATCCTCTGACCCAACTGGTTGGTAGGCTATTGTTACACAGTGACTAGCTTGTTGTTCTTTAGTTTGGTTTTCACTATCTAACGAAATATTATCAACTAGTTTGTCAATATCAATTGATGCCGCTACTCGTTGCGCTTCAGCTAAACGATTAGAATTATCTCTGACGTCGTCACTATTTAGTTCTTGCGCTTCACGACTAATTTCGGCAAATCCGGTATATTCGCTATTTAACGAAATTTCGGTTATATAACCCGTCATGCCGTTTAAAATTCCACTAGCATAATCATTTGCTGTAAACATAACTTTATCGCCAATAGCTAAAAATTTAGTTTCCATGCCCGCACGAATAAAAGTACGGGTAGCTGGATTAAACATTTCGGCAAGCTTACGATTTAGCGATTCTTGTCCAAGTAGTCCAACATTTTGCGGAGTAATTATTTGGTCAATAGCGGGGTCATATTTATTGTTTTGATAAAGCATTTTGATTACTGATAATACCGTTTTGTAGCCGTTAAATTCACTATTCTTTTTATCATAATATTCATATGGTAATTCTTTGGCTTTTACTTTATCTCGCTCCTGAGGTGTTAGCGAACCAATATCACACATACGAAAATTTGGTTTATCATTATCAACTACTGGCATTTTTCCGGCTATTATTCTATGAGCATTTGCAATAATTGGGTTGTCTAATGCCTGGCGATGAATTTTCGTCAACGTTGACGTAACCCAATGCGGCGAAGATAGTGCATAGCCTAAAATAGATTTTCCCATTACAGCCGGTAGCTGATTAATATCACCAATGAGCACTATTTTTAGTGAGTCATCGATTTTTAGGGCATTGAATAGGTTATTCCATAGCTCAACGCCTACCATACCGGCTTCATCGATAATAATAATATTTTGTTCTATTTTGCAGCTAGCGTCGCGGCGTGGCAAGAATATAGTTCTAGTTTTCGCCTTTCCGTTTTCGTCAATGTAGTCTTCTTGAATAGGCGCGTATTCTAGTAAGTTGTGAATTGTCATACATCCGTTTTGTAGCTCGTTTGGCACAGCTTTACGCAACTGTTCAACAGCTTTACCTGTAAATGAAACAAAAGCTACATTATAGCCTTTAAAATTAGCGCCATTGCAGCGTTGATATTCTAGCGGTTTAATAAAACCTAATGTTTGTAGCCGATTAATAACTTCTTTAACTACTGTAGTTTTACCGCTACCAGCTGCGCCTATTAAACAATTATAGCGATTATTAATAATATTGTTAATAGCTTTAAGCTGTGATTCGTCCCAAGTAAACGTTTGCGAAGAATTGGTTAACGGTATTGTAGTTCTAGCGCTTTCGTTTGAAGTAGCGGGAGTAATAGAATTTTTGGCCTGTTGGTTTACTACTAATTTAATCGGAAGTTTAAAAATAAACGGTTTTGAATTTTTAGCTTGTGAAGTAGGTTTATTATTAATATCGTTATTTGCTTCTTGCTTTTCTATAAATGATTTTGGTAGTTTAAAATTAAATTTTGTAGTATGAGTTTCGCCAATATTAGCAGTTGATTTTGTCTTATTGTTATTGTTATTTTCGTTTTCTTCGTTTTCTTCGTTTTCCGGCATAGCCTTATCTAAGTTTTTTAAAATTTTGTTTTTTAGTCTATCTTTCGCAACGGGACTAAACTCGTTTTTAATTTTGTTATATTCATTTATGTTTAGTTTAACATTATTTTTCGCTACATCATAAAAAGACGTTTTTAATTTTATTTTAACTTCGGACATTTGACAAGCTCCATTGATTAGTTTATTTAGCTAATCAAGTTTAATTTTAATTTTATTGTAAAATTCTTCGCTTAAGTAGCTTAGTAGTTCGTTAACTCTGTGCGGCGGTGTTTTATTATCTGTACAATCAAATAAATTATATATTGTTTCTGCACAAAAAAGTTTTATTTCAGTTTGATAGTATTTTTTTATAAAAGTTAGAAAAGATGAATTAATTAAACTAGATTCTGTTAAGCTGTTAGACTTAGCTTTTAACCTAGTTTGTAATAAAAAATAGTAATCATAAACAGGAATTATATTTTTTATGCTAACAAACTTTGCACGGCAAAATTTACGTAGCGCCAAAATAAAAGATTTATTATTAGTTACTTTTATATTTATTTCAGTATTAGCGTAAAGGTTTTTACTAAAATTAGTGTTAGTTAAATATTCTAACAGTTCGCAAAGATTGTTTATTTCTTCAACTTGTTTAGTTGTTGGTTTGTTGTTATACATTTTATTGTTCTTTCTTTCTAATGATTATTTTAGATGTTAATTTAATTTTAGTTAATTGTGATAAATTTGACTTGCTAGTTATTTCTTCCATTTTGCCGGAATCATCAAATTTAACTAACCCTTTATTAATCTTTTCAGCTAAAGGCAATGCGCGGCGTGCTTGTAACTCCCGCTTAAAACTGTCTTGCTGGGTTAAATAAAGTTCGCCGATGATATTATCTAAATAGCCGAAATTGTCTTTATAGCGCTTTAATTCGCGAAAGATTTTAATCGCGTTATTTTTTTCAGTTTCTTCGTCTAATTTCTTTTTGCGGTGTGCTTGGCGGATTAGCTCAATGTCACGTAGAGTCAATTCTTGAGCATCGCTTAACGCATAGCGAAGTTTAAACTTGTTAATTAAAAAGCTAACCATATCGGTAAGCGCATTTATAAATTTACCATCAAGGATAAGTAGCTTAATTTTATCAAAGGATGACAGCGAAAGATTATTTAATTTTTCACAGGTTGACAAACCAGCCAAAGACAAGAACAAAACTAATTTGTTGTTAATTTTTGTTAGTTCATCATCTGTAAATTTGTAATCATCTAATTCGCTAGCAAATCGGCAAAAATCACAATCAAATAAAAATTGCCCCTCAGAGGTTAACCTAAAATTATCCTTAGACTTATAGGGCAGATATTCTAAACTCGATTCCATAAGCTTTTTAATAGCGAAAAACATAAATTCACGGGGTGAAGCTTGCCGATGGTAGTCTAAAGTCTCAGTATCTGTATAAATCCAATCAGCTAAATAGCTATTATTAAACATAAAATTCTTTTCAATTTTTTCGCAAGTTTTGACTAAATCATAATTACTAGAATTAAATAAATTTAACAATTCGCTATCAGTCAAATAGCCTTGTAGCTTACCAGTTTTCCGGCAGCGTTTTTCTGTCAAATCGTAATCGTAATTAGCTATTATATTGTTTTTAATAGCTGTTACAATTTTTAGTTGTTCTTCGGTTAAGTTTTCAACTTGTTCAATAATTTTGTTCATGTTATAAACCTCTTTGTTATTGTTAATAATTTATATTACTTTTTAATATAACATTTATTTATTAATAATCAACTATAAAATTCAATAAATCAACAAATAATTTAATAGCGTTGTATTGTTTTTATTAGTACGTTTATTAGTATAACAATAACGTAACGCATAACAAACTAACGATAACGTTTAATTCTGGGCGGCAGGTGTGGTTATATGTTACGTTATTACGTTATACTTTGTTATTGTTATTTTAACAGTCTCGCTACTACCTAATTGTCCGGCTAATTATTATTATAATCACTACTTACTATTACTATTTGTTACTGCTTATTACCCTTATTTAGTCTATCGATAATCACGCCCTTTTACGCGAATTAAAAATTCGTCTCGCTACTAAATTTATTTAACTAAGTGTAATTAACTACTAATAACCTATAATAGCCTAAGTATAGCTGCAATCGCTTGGTTTGGTGGTTTGGTAGTAGGCTAAGTATTAGTATAACATAACAATAACGTAACGCATAACACGGGGGTTCGGGCAAATTTTATCGTTATCGTTAGTTAGTTACTGGGTGTTATATGGGTGTTATTGTTACTCCGCCAATAGCTTATCAATTAATTAAATCAAATAAAACTAACTTAGCAATTGCCGCGTTGTCGAAAGAACAGATAATGCGCCAGTCTCATAATAGGCTACTAAAAATTTAATTATCGCAATAAAAAAGCCGCAAGTTGTTAGCTTACGGCTTTTAGAGCTAGTTAAGTTAATTAATTGATTAAATCAAATCATCGACATTAAACAGTTCTTCGCTTTCGTCGTTTTCGTCGGCGATAGTCATCTGATTACGCGTCTCAATCATTCTATCGACTACAGCGGTAGGCTCGTTTGCAGCGACAAGTTTGGATTTAATGTTGGTAAGAAGTTTATCAAAGATTGTTTTGCCGGATTCCGGTTCAATCATAAAGCTAAATACCTGCTGCGCAAGGGCTTCGTTTTTCATAGCTTCAATGATAGTTTTCTGGGTAATAACAGCGTTAGCGCTCGGGAATTTGGCAAAACGTTTACGCAAAGCCGGGCAAAGTTCGGCAACGATTTTCTTAAACGCTTCACTGCCAGTAGTAGCGCGGGAAGCTGTCAAGAAATCTTCAACCGTTCGCGGAGCAGTGTAAACTCGCTTGTTAGCTGCCGCGTTGCGTACGTTGTCGCGAATCTTTTTAATAACAGCTGCGTCGTATGACTGTTTCAAAAAGTTCATTCCAATTTCTGACTTAAGAACAACGTCAAATTTCGGAGTAATAGCAAGCACGCAATAGTTAAGCTGGCTGCCTTCGCCGCGTCCGTCGTAAATCGGGAACGTCTGCAAAACATGGGTTTCAGCGTCGCCAAGATTAAGAATTGTGTTGCCCTCGCTATCAGTGGTTACAATGCCGCTTGCGTCAACCATTTCAACCGGAGGATTGGCTGCGCTGCATTCTTCTTGAAGTTTTGTAATTACTTCGGCGATTTTATTTTCGTCGTTCAGTTCAAGAACGTTGTTAACTTCGATTAATCTTTTTTCTTTTGTCATTTTTAAACCTTTCATAAATTAATTAATTAATTTAGTCCACCTCGGACAATTGATAATTTAAATTAGTTTATTGTTTATGTCAAACAAAAACTAAGTAGTTATTAACAATAATTTAAAAATAATATTAGTAGTTAAATTTAAATCAAATCAATACATCGAGTTAAACACCACCAAAGCTAAAAGTATTGAGGCAAACATGCCAGTAAGATTTAATAAAAAGCTTAACAATCTTATTAAACCCTGTTCATATTTAACAATCTCGCTATTAGCTTTTTTAGCTTCATCTTTGTTAGAGCAAAATTTAGCTTGAAATCTTAACCACTCTAACTGCTTTTTAGATAAATTATTTTTTCTAAACATTTTCAAAACTCCTTTGTTGTTGTTAACAGTTATTATATAGCACTTAACTAATAAATAGTCAATAGCTTTTTATAACTAATTTAAAATAATTTAATTAACTACCGCCTTTTATTGCCGGCTTAAAGTTTGTCGCTAAAAATATGACGGTACTCAAACCCCCAACCGCGCGATGGCCCCTAGCCTATAAATACTCCCTCTCACAAAATTTTCCAAAAATTTTTAACCTATCGTATACTGATAAGTAGCGAATAACCTGATTTAAGAAAATATAATAGCGAGAGTACATGAACTATTGATTAGGTTTAAAAAGTGTGTTAATAAAGAAAAAGAATTAAAAAGAAAAAAGCTAATTGAAGACACGTTATATGTACCATTAAATTTTATAAATAAAAATAAGGTTTATTTTACAAATACAATATCATACGATATGAATGATGTGATAAGTACAATTTATGAGATATGGATAGAATTAATAGATGCCGAAATACTTGTATCAATAGATAAATATTCAAATATATTTAACTATAATAGTCTATTTTATACGAAACTATTAGATAAATTACCAATAGCAAAGTATTCTTTTGAAAGAGTGGTTGGTTTTAATAAAAAAA